TTTATAGTACAGTGGTGATACAGCAGCGTTTGATACAAATGCCTCTGCTGCATAATTCTTATAAGACTGCTTTGCAGCAACCCATTTATTACCCTGCATTATTGCAGCATTTAACTTATCAACGCTGGAAAGTGTTCTTCCGCTTCGGAGTACAGAACCAAATGGGATAAAATTTGCAGGATCTAATATCTGCGGTGCAACCATACCAACCATATTGGTGACTGGATACTCCTCGTTTATTTTCTGCTGAAGCAGTGTGTTGTTAAAAATCTCTTTAGCTCGTAAGTGCAGCTGTGTCGGATACTCGTCTTTACCGATTGGTTCAATGGGTAAACCGTTCTTCTGGTACGCCTCGTAATCTTCTTGTGTTACAGGCTTCAAACCATTCTTTTTATCCTGTTCCCCAGCATACCAGTTTTTTGCTGTGTTTGTCACCCAACCAACAGCAGTGTCCAAACCATACTCTAATGATGATTTAAATGACTCGCCCCTATTGGTAAGTCTTATTTCGCTACTTAGATCTGTTGGGACTCGTAAGCTTTTTGGTTTGTATGCGTACATGCTTTAATTACCAAAGTATTCAGAAGTATAGGGAAGTTGTGGAACTTCATTTTTATCGTCTACTCCTCTGAAGTAACGATCCATCCGAGGATACAACCCCTCTTCTTTCAGTCTGTCAACTGCTTCTGGAACAGACACAGATATCATATTAAAGTCTGTGCCTATTACTGGGCTGTAATCACCAATACGTCTGTTATAGTACATCAAAGCAATTCCCTGACCACGAGCTTTTCTACCAAAACTGAACAAGGGTACTTTTGAACCACGACCACTTGAGACTGTCGTTTTAAGTACCTCCCTCAAATCCTCTGGTGCTAACGCCGTGTCTAATTTGTAGTCTTCCACCAGATCCTGTAACTCAGGGTCAAAGTTTTTAGACTTTACAACAATTGTTGGATCGTACTGCAAAAAACCTGAATCAACAACTTCATCCACAAGCACATCCAACCAACGCTCTGTAAAGTGCTGAGGAAGCATCGTATAGGTTCCCTTTAGTATTCTTGAAACAAACGAGCCTATTTTCTGATACGTCTCTGATTCTGTAGCATTACGCACAGCATTTGCGTACCACGGCATACTTTCAACAAGCGCAGTATACGGTTTTCGATGCTCTAAATTAATTTGATCCAGAACAGCTGGTGGCATATAAACATCGATGCCATCTACAGATTTTCTCCGTAAGCCAATACTTGGCAGCATCAACTCATTCTCCTGCTCAAAGAACTGATGCTTAATCATGTTAAGATGCTTCGTATCTGACAGATTTAGTGGTACGTCACCCAATGTTGCGCTCACTCTATCAACAACACTAACAAGTGCTCCCTGATACAAAGTCATCATAGCTTCTGCTCTCTTTGTATCGTTACTCTGAATAGCCAAGTTGTACTGATTCAATAGCTCACTGTTTGTAGCATCAGCTGTAAATGCGAAGCTACCAGTTATAGCTTCTGGGTCAACATCAGCAATAATGTGTGAAATAAGCGTATGCTGCTCTGGCTCATATCTTTCTGCTGCTACACCCATCCTTGAATACACAAAAGCTACTTGCTCTGAATCAGCACCAGAAGCAACCAACTCTATCTGGTGCGCCCTTAATAAGTCATCGCTAGTGCTTACTGGACTTCTGTACAAAGTATCTGCCAATGCGTCCATAGCTTCAGGTGTATTTTTTTGAGACAGATCTACTAAGTACGCTTGTACAGAATTAGGTTCTCCTAGATTGTACATCGAAAGAGTTTCCTGCGATTCCGTTACAATCGGCATATCCTCGTATCCCAAAGAATTTAACAAGGTAGCAATCTCTTCTGGTTTATCTGTAAACATTGTTAGTACAGATGTGTTTCCTTGCTGAAGATTTTCAAATACAGTATCTGCTATATCATTACCTAATGTTAATAATTGAGTAGCATGATCCTTCGTAAGCACCGAAAGAAACTCCTCTGGTATTGTAAACTCTAGATTTTGACCTCCTCTTGCATTACGTATTGCTGTATAGACAGCTTGATTTATGAGCGATGTTACAATTGGTTCTTCTGATCCATCAGGATTTCTTACAACAACTGATGTTGGTATAAACATCCGTGAAAGAGCAGACAATGAATCATACTGTGCTTGTTGTTCAGGCGCGAGATGCTCACGATCAACAGTCATCAACACATCATTTGTCTGGGCTGCTGCATTTTGTAACGATACAAGATCCTTTGCATCATTATTTACAAAGTTTATCATTGTCGATTCTGCGTTTTTAAACGAAGCTGTATTCTGTGCTTTTAACAGCTTGTTACCATCTGCAGTTAACTGACCACGTCGCCTTTCAGCAGCATGAAATATCTTTTCACGATCAGCATCTGTAACAAACTTTAACTGGTCGTCATACCTATCAACAACACTAGCTAAAAGCCATTTAACTTCGTTTTCACTTCTAGCGTTTCTTAAATTATTCTCAAGATGTTGACGAGTTAGATTACTTGCCTGTGCCAATCCAGTGTTTCTCGCATCTTTTGAAGATAATGCACCAAACGCCTCGCTGTTACCATAAGCCATAATATTAGCCAAAGTAGCTTCATATACCATCTGAGGCATTGGTTGACCAAGATACTGCTGAGAGGCTTTGTGTACTGACTTACTCGCGTTATTTTGCAGAGACTTTATTGTATTTGTTATCTGATACTGTGGCTCGTAATTTCTAGTAGCATTCTCAGCCCTACCCCAAAGTAGTTGAGCATTGTTCAGATACCCATTCTTTGTATAGAAGGTTTCATCAGAAACATTAGACCCCTCAGCTTGGTACGCAGCAAAGGAGAAACCCTGTGCATTTGGGTCATAAGTATTGTAGTTTTGTCTGGCTTCTTGAATACGCTCCGAATTACCAGAAGCATAGGCATCCTTAAGCTGTGATTGAGCAGCAGTAAGACCAGTGGTGTATGCTACGTTAGCTTGATCTGCAACAAGCTTATTCGCAACAGCCTGCTTCTTCTCAAAAACATTAGCTATGTTTCCTGCAGCCTGAGCAGTTCTATCCAAGGCATTGGCAACTGCCGACGCAGATGACTGGTATACTTGGTTATAGCCGAATACCGAAGCATCTGCCTTCTGTTGCTCAACAATACCTGTTTTTACTCTAATAGCCATATTAATCAATCTGTCCTGCGTATGCTCCAGCCTGAGCGAAGGAACCCATCATACTTGCAAATCCTGCAGTCCGTGTGTTACCTGCTTGGTTTCTAAGGTTGTTTGCTTGGTTCTGACCAGAGAACAACGTATTCCTTGCAGCTGTCTCACCGCGTTGGTGGTACAGCTTAGACATCCGTGTTTGCTCGTTAGCCTGCATATATGCAGACATCGTTGTGTCCGCTAGACCTGCAGATAACGCAAGCTCTTGCTCAAACGCATCATCTTCCAAGGAATCCATGTATGAGTTGAATGTACCACCATATCCAAACTTAACATCCACTGCAGCAAGCTCAGTCTTTGCCTTCTTCTGTAATATTTGTCGCTCAGTCTCTGCTTCCTGAATGGCTCTGTTTTTATTTGCAATAACAACCGACTTATCGAAGTCCGCCTGCTGGGACTGCGCCAACGCATTGTTGCGTTCAATCTGAGCATTGTACTCTGCCTGATTCTGCACAGCCTCAGCATTATACTCCATCGCCTTAGCTTGACGTTGAGCACCAATATACTGGGTTGCCCCAGAAAGTAATGAAGCTACTACTGCTACCTCTGCCATCTTAGTTTAAGTCTGTTTTTGTTATTAAAGCGACTACAGTCAATTCATTTGCAGTATCTTGTATAATTTCTGGTGTCTTATCAACTCCGAAATACGAACCAGCAACAGGCTTCTCTTTATTAAAGCCTGTGTATCTTGTCTGAACCTTGGACGCGTCTGCTGTCTTACTTGCAGCCGAAACAAACCCATCCAACTCAATCGATTCGTACTTGCCGTCAATTCCGTACTTGTAACACGAGCTGTTTACAAAATACATACGTGAAGAAATAACACGTATCTCATCAGTACCAAATGCAGGCTTATTTGCTCCGTTCCATGTCGGATACATCGGCTGTAGGCGACCTGTGTAACGAATACCAACAACAACCTTTAGCTCTGCAGTTGTTGTCTGCATTGGAACTCTCAGGTAACCATTGTCTTCAGTATAGTCACCCATATCCACGCCATCAACAACTACTGCGACTGACTGTAAAGAACCTAGTTGAGGGATGCTAGCGACATCAATCAACATTTTCCCTGCCGAATAGTTTGCGCCTGTAGGTGCAATATCGAACACCTGCGCTGAGTCCAGATGAATCTTAGTTTCTGGTGACTCATCAGACAGAACATCATACTGCACGGTATTACCAAGCGTTCTGGTCACTGGTGTCACTACCATATCCAAGCCCGACGAAAAACCCTCCTTAACGACACATACGTCGTGTACTTTTGCAAGATCTCCGCTGTACTTATTTGTTGTGTGCTTTGACCACGCATAGTAATCCTCCTGACGTTGATACACCAATGAGTATAGCAGCCCAGAATCTGTCAGTACCCATACGCGAGCTTGTGGTGCTTCCTGTACGGCAATCCGTTTTATCTGATCAGTAATGAATGTAGGGTATAAGAACTTAGCCAAGTCATTCGCATTGAACCGCTGAATATTCTGGTCATACTTGTACTCCATTAGGCGAGTGCGCGACTCGTCTGGGAAGAACACCGAAGTACCCAACATAAATGCTTCACCATTACAGTTTACATCATCAACCAGCTCAATGCGAACAGTCTTCGGACTGACGGCTACTTCGTACTGGTTAACTGCCAGTTTAAAGATTCCCTGTGTTGTACCTATAATTAAATGCTCCGACGCTAACATCCATCGAGTGGACGCATTGACATTTGATAGCGGATAAGAAAACCCACTTGTATCCAAGACTGTACCGTCTTCATCAGTCGGAGAAAAATCAGTCTCATCACCCAGCTTACTAAAGAATATGAAGTTCGGGTGCGTATACGTACCACCGTAGATACGACGTCGTTCATACTTTGCTACTGTTCGCGGATAGTTACCTGTATACCACGCACCCATTGCAAATTTTTCGGCTACACCGCTATTCTCATACACACCATCCTCCGTTGTTGGGATTGGTGTGTTCAATCTAGCTCTTACCGAAGAACCGCTACTCCATGCAAGTATTTCCAAATAAGCCACACCGCTAGGAAACTTACATTTAACATGGCGACCAATTGAATTGTCTGGGTCAAAAAATGTACTACCTGTAGCAATAACATTTACATCATTGGCTATACCTGTAGCTGTAACTGCACCTGTTGGTATAATAAGATTATAACCTGTCTCAATACGAAATGTTGGGTCGCACTTAACTACATCCATTGATTTGGCTGTAGATAAATTACTAATTACGCTTGTTGAAGTAAAAGTATGTGGACTATTTGGATTGCTTTGATCGTCAAGAGAACCACCAGTCCAACTAAATGTCCTATTACCCCCTACATCTACATCACCTGTTTGGTTTGTGTTGTTTGTTCCATCAAGAACATAAAACGAATCATTACCGTATGAACGATAGACTGATCCATAATCATACTCAGTATAATCACCACAATCGGTTCCACGTATGAACTCTACTGGGTGCGACTCAGTACCCAGATACTCTGACACCTTTACCCAGCGGTCTGTTGATCTAGTAAAGCCTACAAGTATCTCATCCGACTGTCTTGACTGCGGTACTCTGATAAACGAATTGATGTTCTGTACACCAAAAACAGCTGTGTCTGAACGAAGGTGTACTTCACCTATTGGAACATCGTCATTCTCCAGCTTAGTTTGGTCAAGAGAATCGGTTGTTTCATTGTTATCCAACAAATAAAACTTAGCTGCAGTGTCTTTAACATCTGTAACAAAATCAACCGCATCTACATACACCGTATTTGCTGTTGGTGCTACAACTTCTGGGTAGTTTGTGGCTGAATCAACAACCTTGCCTATCGCAATACCACCATCTACTGGGAACTCAACGTACCAATCCTTAGAAAACGTATTTGGTGTACCACCTGTGTAGTCGTTTACGATACCTGTAAAGTCATTTGCTGTACTAACAAGCTTAACAACTTCCTGATCTCGGAACAATGTCAGCTTCTCACCTGTAACGTCGTCCTCTAGAAATGGCTCAATGTATGTCGGTATCTCATTAAGCGACCAACTGTCATCACCTGCAAAAGCTACCGCTGCACGAAGCTGCTCCCCCGCTAAATCCTCTAGTAGTAAATTAGACGAGTCTGTCTCGGTAGACTGTAAATCTGCAAAATCATACGTGATATCAGCAACTAAATACCGAGGTCGGTGACTCGGGTGTGCTATGTACAGGATGTCTGTTTCTGCACTAAATCGTAAATCCTTTAGCTGATCTTCTGTGTACGGTGTTGCTATAGGTGTTGCTGTTTTTAAAACACCTTCCGAATCATAGACATTTACCTCAAGTGATGTAAAAACAACACGGTACTTATTTACCGTTCCAAGCGTCAGCATAACTTGGATCATTTTGTCAGCTGTGTCACCGACATTGACTACATGCTGCTCAAAGCCCTGCCTAAACGATGTTGGTCCCTGCAGTGTCGGAAGGAAGTTCTCCATCTTACGACACGAATTAGCCGTACGGGGTAAATCCGTACGACCAATTAAATTGTCGGTAATTAAACCGCCAGAGAAATTTGTAGTTACATTACTGTATCGTGCCATATGAGTAATGACTTCCTAATATTCGGGATGTGCCGTCACTAATTAAAGTCTGCGCGGGTCCTTGTCGTGCCTCAACAACCTTAGCTCGGCGTAATGCTTTCTCATATTGTACGTGTAAAATCTCGTGGCGATTTTCAGAACCAGAAAGCTCAATAGAAATTGCCTGTGCGATGTGTAAAACAATTAATCTGTTCAAGTATGCTGGAATAGATTCAGCATCTTCTTCTAGATCAGGTACATATGTGTAATATACGTTGAGATTATCCTCATTACAATAAAGTGTAGTACCCTCAATTACATAATCAGTTACTTTATAAAACTGTGTTGGGTGTTCAAGGTGTACTAAAAAATTAAAGTATACGGGTGACCCTTCCGCAATAGATGGTAAATTGAAGTAATTCTTATATGGTCGATTAGTTATCGGGTTTGCATTAACAGCTGATAACTCAATTCTGCGCGTATTGTAACTAAATACATTCTCAGAAAAAATCTCTAGGATTGCATCAAGGTATGCCTGATTAACAATCTGATATGTAGTGCTGGTTGTGTCATCAGCATCTAGAAAATAACTGCCCACCTTACGCAGAGCAGCGTTCATAATATTTAGCTTTGTAGGCGTAGTTGGCATATAAAAAAAGGGAGTAGCCTCCCCCGAATTTACAGGGGAGGCTACGGTTAAGATTAGGATTCGTTACAACGGATCTCTCCAGAAACTTCACCCCACATACGAGAAGCATCTGCACAGAGCTTAAAGTAGATGTAAGGGATGTTTTTCTTGGAAGGATCGCGCCACATGTCGCCCTTAAGTCCTGTACCAACAGACATCTTAAGTGCCTTGTCGGTAGCAACAATCACACGACGCTCGTCGCCGCCTGTACCCGTTGAAAGCGGTAGACGCTCACAGTGGATGAAACGGAAGCCAAGGAACGTAGTTACGCTACCTTCGGCAAGAGCTTTGCGAACTGCGAAGTCAGAGCTAACAACTTCTGTGATGCCCAAGAGGTCATCCAGCTGCTTAGCCGTAACAAAACAGTTGACGGTTTCGTCCTGATCAATTGCATGCAGACGAAGCATTGTGCGGCGTGCTGCACGTAGCTTAGCTAGTGTAAGACCAGAAGCTGATCCACCAAAGTTTGCACCAACGGAGAAACCTTCGGTGTTTCCACCAGCAACTACATAATCACCAGCTGCAGTAATGTCACCAGCAGAGACAGCACCAACAACAATGTTAGTGCGATCTTCGTCACCAGCACCTTCTGCGAAGGTAACGGTTGTACCGCCACTCTTACCAGTGTATGCATCGCCAAAGAACTTGTCGATAATGATGTCATCAATCTTACGCTTACCCGAAGCAAGAAGTGCCTGAGTGTAGGCATTCATTGGATCGGTGATCACACGCTTAAGATCCTTCTCGTCGATATACTTACCGAGTTCGTAGTCCTTAAGACCGATGCGACGACGGTCGTGATTGATTTCGCTATTGGGGTTAGTACCAAAACGAGAAGTATCTTCCGACATGTCCTCGGCTTTGCCGATACGGTCAAAGTACTGATACTCTTCGTTCTGTGTTTCCTGTTCGAAATACGGTTGAAGCTTCGATTCGGATTGCTGGAACGCTTGTTCGAATCCTTCACGGAAAGCTGCAACGTATGCTTTTTCAATATAATCGTTAGCAGAACCACTTCCTGTGGAGTAGCCCTGCGAACCTACTGCTGATAATGCCATAATATATAATAATTAGAAGTTAATTTAAGATAGTTTGTTTTTCGACGAGCTACCCTTACGGACTCTTCTAGTTATGACGTAACTAACGGCTTTCCAAAGCTGTCTCTGGACCCAAAAAAGGGCTACCCAGTATGTCCTAGATAGCCCAGTGAATTGGTGTTGTCAAGTACTTTTAACCTTCTCCGTACAGCTGAGCATAAAGCTGTGCACGTTTGTCAAGGATTTGCTGACGCTTTGCACGATCAGCCATTGGTAGCGACGAAGGATTCGACAAAATCAACTCGGAATTAGATGCATCCAAATCTTGAATCTGCGCACGAATACCCTGAACTGAGCCACTGCCAAAAGCAGACGGTACGTTGCTACCTGACGGTGGTAATGTATCACCCATTGTGCCAGCTAATTTATGGAACAATTTTAATGTAGCTGGGTGGTTTGCAACTGTGGGATCTTGAATGAGATCATTAAGCTCTGGGATCTCCTGAGAAAGCGCAGAAAATGCCTCCTTACTTCCCTTAAGATTGACATCAAAGTCATCCTTCCAATCAGCATGTAAGGCTGCTTTGTACTCTTTCAGTGTCTCTTCCTGATTACCAGTGAGCTGCTGATTGCCTTCGGCATACATCTGACCGTAGCGATTGTATAGCTGATCAAATTGACGCTGAGTTAGTCCAAGCTCACCTGCAAAATCTACAAGTTCTTGGACTGTATCGTCGTCAAACTGAGGAGCTTCAACACCGTCAAAACCCTCTGGTAGCTGAATCTCTTCGGGTACTGAGTACTCATCATTCTCTGGGCGTAAGTTTCCATAAAACTCCTCCCATTGATCATCACCCCAGTCTTCCTGTGGTGCTTCAAGACGTTTCTTACCCAAAGCACTTTGAGCGTTTAACATCTGGTTTGCAAGAGATGCAAAGTCTTTTGTCTCTTGTAGTGCTTTTGCACCGCGTACATCCTCTGGTAGTGTATCAACAAACTGCCGATACATATCTTCGCTACCAAAATCTACACTTGGTGCAGACTCTGTGACGTTACTCTCAGTCTGGACGGGTGTCTCTGTTAACCCGCTACCCAAACCTTCTGTAGTTTCTTCACTCATCGTTTTGGTTTTCCTGTTCTATTTTACTTATTAACTGCTGAGGATCATCCTCCGCTAGTAGATTCAAAAAGCTCATTGCCAAACGACGACGCCCCTCACTCTCACGAAGCTTGGACTCATCACTGTGAAACACTGGCTTGGTTACATGACACTCTCGCAGCAGCACAGCAAAAAACCGCTTACCCTCTGGGGTGTTGAGTATCTGAGTCAAATCCTCCCTAAGCTGAGCTTTTTTACGAAGCCGCTTAAGGTTCATTAGATGTAGATTCATATTATATATTTAGAAGTTGACCAACCCCCTCTGGGTCAATCGACTTAGCCTGAGCAATATCTTTTATTGCGCCCCCTATCTGTGGGGCAGCTTGTGCTGCCTGCATCATCTGTTGTTGCTCGGCAGCTCCTTGTCTCATTTCCTGTAGTTCTTGTTCAGAGCGAATTACCGAAGGCTTGACGTTGCGGAAACGTGCATAGTCCTCAAATAATTCACGCTCATTAAGTGCCTCCATTAACTCAGGCTTAACCTGTGCCAACGGCGCGATGTCACGCATAAATGCGCTCATGTCAGAAAGTCGTGTTGAATACTGAGCCTGCGCTGCTGGACTTGCATACGCAATCTCTAACTCCACGCCCTGCATCGACTCAGGTGCATCTGGTAACTCACCAGCACGATCAAGCATCTCGTACGTAATCTCAATTGCTGGTCCAATATACTCAGACTCCATGCGATTGATGAGTGGAGCCAACTGGTTCAGCATCTGACCACGAGTGTCCTGAATCTCAGTTACACTCTGACGCTCCTTCTTCTCCTGACGGATAATCTGGTCAACAAAGAATGAGCGATTAATTGTTTCACGATACATGCGGATCATATCCATCATATACTGTGGCTGGTTGCCCGCCATAATCGGCGACGGCGGATTGCTACCAGCTTCGTGGAACATCACCTGACGTGAGCCGTACTTCATGGGCAGCATAATACTGTCCTCTTCGGCTGTCAGTGTCGGGAAATTCAAATACTCGGATGAAATCAAGACTTCCTTGACCATCTTATTGAGCACACGGATCTGAGACAAGCAGGTAAATGCTGGTCCACGTCCGTATACCTCATCCGCTAACTTAGACCACCGAGGTACTAAGAATGTAAAATAACTTGAGCCGTCTACCTTGAGAGGCTCTTTAAATGATGGACACCAATAAGTAACTGTGTAAGGACGCTCGGGTCCTACACGACCACCCTTCTTAGCCCGCTTGTCTTTACTAGGTTCAATGGTGTAGATTAGCTCATACTTAGAACTAATACCACGATTCTTGTCAAAACCCTGCATGTCCGCGACCTGTGGGAACATCTGCAGTAACTGACGTGCTGTTTTGTAACAGCGATAGAATACAGTGTCCACACGTCCGTGTGAATCCACATCAAAGAATGTGTCAGACAACGGACGAGTACGGAAGTTAACCACCCCATCCTGATAAGATACCTGCACTGGTGACGTACCGTACGCTCCGATATCTAGGAAGCACTCATGTGATGACGAATAAAACTGCGACTCTGGCAAAGCCAGCTCATGCAGAATACGATCAGATACCTTCTGCAGATATGTCAGTTCCTGTGGGTTTAACTCAGCTGTTGGGATATCCTTAGCACGGAGATACATCCAACGATCTGACTTCGGTATAATATTCGAAGCCAGACCGTTAGCAAACATTTGATTGCACCAGACGGCAGTGTCGTCGAAAATCTCTCGCGAGTCATCGTCTTTACGTGTTGTGTGGTGGTGGTCGAACTCGTTTGAGTTCGGACGCACATACCGCTGGGCATCAATAAACATGTGGTCGAGATTCGACCGCAAAAGTTTTAGTTCCTCGTATCTCTGCTTAAGAGCGTCCATCTACATCTTAGATCCAAGACCCATACCTGTCGCTGAAGTGCTACGACGCTTCTGCTCCAACGCAGAAGGTGTACGCGCCAACATCGCTCTACTTACAAGGCTCTTGAAGGTAGGTTTGGTTGTGGTTGGTCTAGTCGCCTGCTTGATCGGCTGCCTCGGGGCTGGAGCGGGTGGCGGGGGCGGTGGAGGTGGTGGTGGAGGAGGTGGTGGTGCTTTTGGTCTACTTCCCATAAAAATACCTTTCTAATCTATCCCATTTGTAAAATTTATTAATCTCAGGAGAATCCTTTGTCATATTTCGATACCTACTAAAGCATACACTGTCAAGCTTGTATGGTGCTAATTCCAGAAACTGCTTGATTGGCTGCTTGTTCTTAGACGCAGCATACGCCACGTACCAGTATCGACCATGTTCCTCGTCCTCCTCGACTCGTGCCAGCACCAGACAATCGGGTCCGCTGTACACGTACTTCTCCTCAGGCGCGCGAAAATTTAAATGCTGGTCTAGCAAGGCTATAAAATCCTCGCCCTTTGCGTGATATCTAATCACCGCCTCATCGATCATCGACAGATGATCACCATCTAACTGCTGCGACGTCATATGTTGTTTTCTGTTTCTTGTTGTCCAGTTTCGGCTGCTTCAACCCAACAGCCAGTGTTCGAAAGGCATCCGCGCCGTGAGAATTAGAATCGTGAACAGGTGTCTTACGAAACACACCGCGACTGGAATCAAACTCCTTGTGGTATCCCTTTAACGCCTCAAGACCACGAGCGCAATCGTTCCGTGCAAACCAGCAGCGCGGCAAGATCGAACGAACCGCATCGATGCCGTCAATGATCGGCAACTTCTTTACTGGTGTGAACTTCAGACCCATGCTCCGTGCTAACTCCAGCCGACTCTTACCCGTACCCAATTCACGAACCTTAATGTCATGGGGCGCATAGTGCTTACCATAAATAACGTCCTTCTGTACAGCGAACCTGTTCAGCTCCCGCGCATAGTGAGGCAAGCCCTCACCGCTGTTCTCATAATAATAAACCACACGGATCTCATTCTTGAACAGCTGTACAAACCAAATAGTCGTAGCGTCGTCCATCCCCAAGTCCCATGCCGTATGCACTGGCAACGACGGGTCTGGACTCAATGTATCAAGGATCTGCTTCTCCTTGTACAACTTACTAATATAACTTCCGTAGTAACTCCCCTCCACGGGAGTCTTAAACGAGCACATGTACTCCGACTGGAAACGTGCCTCGTTATTCAACTCGTCACGAGCCTTCCGTATCTCTTCCGCTGGAATCGCTTTCGTATCCTTAACCGACAAGTGACTACTGTACCAAGTACCGTCAGACTGCGCCTTCAACAGCATCTTGTAAAAGTGATTTTCACCACGCGGTGTACCATTGAACAATGCCCAGCCACCATTCTCCGCTAGAATTGGGTTGATCAACTGCCATGCAGACGGATCAGAGATACTATACTCAGAGAACACAACTCCAACTGGGTTCGCGCCAACCATCTTGTCAGGGTCATCCGATCCCATCAACTGAATCACCGAACCATTGCTCAAGTGAATCCGCATCTCCTGCTCACTCTTCCGCTCAACAATTTCCTTCGGAAAATAATCAATGAACTTCTTGCCCTCGCCAGTCATGCCGTTCCACACAATACGACGCGCCTGATTACCATACGGCAAAACGTACCAATACGTACCCACGCGCTGGAGTGCCTTGATCGCCACAATGTTCACACAGGTCAAATCCTTACCCGCACGACGATGCCACGCAACTACCGCACGTAGTCCACGCTTGTTCTGTGTCATATACTTCAGCAGCGGCAACTGATAATGTCTCGGCTGCCATCCCTGTGCAGGAACCTGTACGTCCATATTAAAACTCGTCGCCCTCTACTTCTTCCTCGTCCCACTCCACATCATAGTCCACTTCGTAGCTTATAATATCGGAACGAGCTTCCTGTAGCAGCATCTTACCAATCTTGTCGTTGTTGAACCTGTAATCGAGACAGCCAGTTTCATCGTCCAGCACCACGACCACATAGTTCGTGAAATGCTCCGATACAACCGCCTTTACCTCATCAAGTGTCATGTTTCTCTTCTTCGCTTAAAAATTCGTCGTAATCATCCTCTTCATCCACTATCTCCGCTTCAACCGTTTTGGCAAGCTCAGATTTAGAAACCTTGGAATAATCAACCGTTAGGATCTTCATCTCACCCGTCATCGTCCCCTGTACATCCACACTCTTCAACTTCGGCTGAGTGAAGCTCGCAAGCTCCTTCCAAATGGCAATCTTGTCCTTCTTTGCTACGTCGGGATCATCGGTAAATTGCATCAGCTCCTCAATAGGGTTGATACCCCGCTCGGCAAACATAGCCAATAACGCCTTACGCTGCTCGGCAGGCGTAGGTGCTTTGCTCATCGTTTCCAAAAACTGCTGCTTGATACTGAGGTCCTTCTCGACCTTTGCCAGTTCGCGCTGTGCTTCCTTCATGTCCTTTTCTGCTTTCATGCGTCTGCGGTGACAACGGCTTCGCTTCGCTGCCTGTTGCTTGGTTACCTGTTTCGGTTTTCCCGCCTCGTAGGTTCGACGGTCCACTTTTTTCTTAGCTGTTTTACGTGGCACTGTCAAAATTAATGAACAATTGGTCAGGGTTTGTCAAGCAGACAGACACTTATGACACCTAGTAGACACCCAAAAAAGGGGTAGTGTCTATTATTAACATATAAGATAATCAAGGACTTATGAATGGACAGACACTTATGACACCTACGAAGGGGTATAACAAAAAGTTTTTCATTAGGGGTCTAAAAAAGTGTCTTTCGCGTCTGTCGTTACGTAAGTCGTTGATAATCCTTAGAGTTAACAACAGACACCTCTTTAAAAAAAGTGTCTGTCAGGTGTCTATGGTGTCTGTCAATTGTAAAAAAGAACCCATAGTACTGTATCTTTGTACACCTAAACTCCCAAAACTTGAAAAATTTATACGCAGGTAGGGACCCCTTGTGTCTTCCGAACCCGATTTCCCCCAGTGCCCCCCCCGAAAGTAAAAATGGATCCCTGATCCCTAGTTTCAGGCTCCGCATGGACCTCTGGACCCTGTTGCAAGGCTCGTTAGACCTAGTCTTCATGCACCTCCTGAACCCACGGCTCTCGCACCCCATAACACGCAGCGCAGAAACCGTTGACCCACAACACGTTGTGTACCCGCGAACCCTCGCCGATTCGAAACACGCTCCAAAGGACAGCCAACCCTGTGCCGCTGTCACCGTAAGTCGCTGATGCTCTGCAGCTTATGCTCGGTGCTGCTCATACGTACCTATGCTCGGTGTTTCGCTTCCGTTTTTGCAAAACTGCAGCGACCAACGGATCGCCGTTGGATCGCGACCAAGATGATCTTGGAGCCGACATACTCGTACCGAGTATGTCATAGTGCGGACAGCCACTGGCTGTCCTCGTACTTCTTTTGCTGGTGCAAAAGAAGCAAAAGCACCTGCTGATGCTCGGGGCTGTCGCAGTATCGGGAGGGGGGCGGGCGGTGGTATTCCAATTGTAATATATCGGTCAATGGATTGCTGTCTTGCTGACGCTGCTGACCCAGTTTCCTGTTGCAGGCTATGCTACTCAAGTGACTCCACGAGACGGAAACTGTGAGCAGCTGTGGCAATGCCCGACCATTGACTCGATATGTGGTGGGGGGTGTAACCGCCCTTGGTTGCACAATCTAATCTCCAACAAAGGAAACATATGAAACATACAGAACAAGATCAACCCATCCATGTAAATGCTGACCGTGACTACGACGTGCTGTCGAACTACGATGCAGCATTCCCATACGATGCGTACGAAGCTATCGAGGAAGACGTACCCGAATGGAATGACGATCAGGTCTT